GACTAGCAAACAACAGTGCTTGTTATACAGAGAAGCCAGACTTTGAGGCATTTTTAAATGAGTGGAAAAGTTTATACGAGTCCCGTTCAGGAGAGCGAGGTATGTTCTCTAGAGTCGCAAGTCAAAAGCAAGCTGCAAAGAACGAGCGACGAGATGCTACCTATGATTTTGGAACTAATCCATGTAGCGAAATCATCCTCAGACCTAACCAATTCTGCAATCTATCAGAAGTTGTTGTCAGGTCATCCGATACGCTCTCAGACCTTAAACGAAAAGTACGTGTTGCGGCTATCCTTGGAAGCTTACAGGCTACGTTAACTGACTTTCGTTACTTACGTAAGATATGGCAGAAGAACACTGAAGAAGAAGCACTGCTTGGTGTTAGCTTAACGGGTATTATGGATCACCCTACGTTATCAGGAAGGAGGGACAAAGGTGTTCTCAAGACTTGGCTCACTGAGCTTAAAGAAGAGGCTATTAAAACTAACGCAGAGTGGTCTAACAATCTTGGTATCAATGTTTCTACTGCCATTACTGCTGTTAAACCTTCCGGTACTGTTAGTCAGCTGGTTGATTCTGCAAGCGGTATCCATCCTAGATACTCAGATCAGTACATTAGACGAGTCAGAGCAGACGCAAGAGACCCGCTCTGTCAAGTCTTAGAATCGGCAGGAGTGCCTGTAGAGGACGACGTAATGTCACCCACTACTAAGGTATTCTCCTTCCCGATAAAGTCGCCTGAAGGAGCTGTAGTGGCTTCTGAGATGGGTGCAATGGAGCAACTTGAGTTGTGGGAAATATACCAGGACTTCTGGTGTGAACATAAGCCGTCTATGACATGCTACTACCGTGATGATGAGTTCCTGGAAGTAGGTCAATGGTTGTACAACAAGTTCGATAAGATAAGCGGAGTTAGTTTCCTCCCTTATTCCGAACATACGTATCAACAAGCGCCTTATGAACCCATAGACTTAGAGACCTATAAGAAGCTTAAGGAGGAATTCCCAGAGACGATCGACTGGAACATCTCTGAGAACTCTGACATGACAGAAGGGTCACAGCAGTTAGCTTGTACGGGCAATAACTGCGAGTTGTAAACTTAAGGGGGACTTTGGTCCCCTTTTTTATTGCTCTGTTAACATCCCTGTTCTAGCACCAGCAACACCACCTGCTCTCTGTAATAGCTCAGCGGTTCTACCAGTCCTATCAGACTGAAGCATACTTTGTATACTTTGTTGTGTAGGCGTTTGACCAGCGATGGTTCGTTGTGCTGCTGGAGTTGCCAAAGTTTTACCTAAGCCGTAAGCTCCTACAGCAGTTAAAGCTGCTCCCGAAACTCCTCCAGAAATACCTCCTGCTAAAATACCAGTAGCAGCTAGTGTGTGAAACCATGAAGGGTTTTTGGGAGACCTAAGTTGCTTAAGTTGGTCTAGCTCACTAGTTAAAGTTTTTAACTCAGCCTCTATCTGACCTTTTCTGTTAATATCATTGCTAATTTCCGTAGCTAATTCAGGTTTTCTTGAGACTGCTTTTTTCTTAGCGACTAAGTTACCATCTATTTTAGCTAAACTAGAAGTAAGCTTGTCTTTGTGTGACTTCATTTCTTTTTCAATTAAACGAGCTTTTGCTTTTCCTAAATTAGCTGCTCTTTTAGCAATACTTTTTTCTACTTGTCCTAGGTTAGATTCTAGCGTCCTTGCTGTTCTGTTTAACGGACCTGTGCCGTATCTAGAGTCCCAACGATTGTTTTTACTTACTTCTTTAATCCAGTCAGCCTCATCAAACACGCCTCGTTTCTTAGCGTCTACTTGGGTTCCTTCAATAGCTTCCCGTAAAACAACCGTTGTTTTCCACTTACCGCTTTCTCTGTCTAACTTAATTTTGTCAGCATCAGTAAGCTGGCTTCGCATAATCTTATCAATTTCATCTTGTAACGTATACAAGGCTCTTTTGTTTTGAGGATCAACAGCGTTATTTGCCAAGGTACCGACTTTAGACCGTAAAGACGAAACCAGAGAACCGTCAACACGACCACTCTTGTCCCTAAAAAAGTTAGTAGTTTCTATAGCATTTTCAAAAACTTTCATCACCGAAGGGACATCTACCGTGTTTACAACAAAGTAAGGGTCTTTTACTAAAGCTTCCTCTAAATTACTTTGTAATTCTCCTGACTTAAATCTAAACTTCTTATTATTAATCATAGAGTAGCCTTTGACTTTCCAAAGATCGTCAAGTGCTTTTGCTCTTTGACCTATTTCAGGTTTTTCCATTACTCTTTGAATGTCTCTTCCTGTAGATCCTTCTGGAAAAGAACGGATAAAAACTTCATTTCTAAAATCAAAACGACGAGCATCTAATAACTTTCGAGTCTCAGTAGTAGCTCTATTCACTATTTCTTCAGCTTTGCCTGACTGTAGGGCTTTAAACTTTTCTTGGAGAGGTATAATCTTTTCAGAAGTTTCTTGCTTTTTTATTACCGCTAAGTTATTACTTTCGTCTTGTAAAGCTTTTACAGCACTCTTCATAGACGCTTCACTTTGCTTTTGTTTTACTTTTATTCCTTCATCAAGCTTTCTAGAGAATGCCTGTTGAGACTCTAAATAATCTTCTGCTTTTTTAACAATAACTTCTTCCTGTTCTTTAATAATACCTTTTGCGCCAAAAGAAGGAGCCACAATATCTCTATAAAAAGTGTGAATAAGACCTTCAGAACCTTTAGGATTACTAGAAGCTAAAGTAATAGGGACAAAGTCACCATCAGCGTCTACAAGATCGCCCTCAACCCTACGCCGACTAACGAGGTTAGTTGCCACACCAGCACCTTTAGTGACGGCTTTAACAACACCAAAACCTAGAGCACCTCCAGCAGCACCTGTAGTTGCTCCTTCAAGTCTCTGACCTTCTTCAGCAGCGCCAGCTCCGTACACAGCACCTTCTCCAGTGGCTAATCCAAGCCTACCTAAAGTAGTTGCGGCCTTGAGAGCCATAGCAGGAGAAGCAAAACCACCGGCTATATCAGCAGTTAAAGCAGCTCCTTGTTGTCTCTCCGCAAACTCGCGTTGTTTCTCGTCATACTCCTGCTTAAGTTTTTGGTACTGCTCTTTTGTTGTTGTCTCTATGTCATAATAAGGATAGGTAATGTTTGCGTTTATCGCAGCAGAAACCCATAAACCTAATTCGTCACCCCAACCTAAAGCAGCACTTGAGAAAAAACGCTGTGAAGCTGCTAAGGAATCTTCAGAACTCCAGGCAGTTTCTTCTATCTCAAGATCCTCTCTTGATTTTGAAGAGTCTTTAATTTCGTCATCCATTTGTTGACGCAGAGCTGCTAAATCTTGAGGACTAAAACCAGTAGGAGCAGGAGTAGTCGTTGTTGTTGTAGGAGAAACAACCGTACGCGCAGCCGTTCCTGCCAATCTTTGAAGTTCATCATTTTGCATTACTGAAACCCTCTAAGGTTTTTACCCGTCGAAAAACGCTCCCACTGACCTTCGGCAGTATCTATATCAGTTAGTAAACGAACAATCTCTGGAAAAGTTTGCTCTAATGCTGATAGCGCAGCTTGTCTTTGTTGCGGGTCTTGTAAAGCAGTCGCTTGTGCAAGTTTTTGATTAAAGTCCTTCATTGTTTGAGGAACAGTTGCTTCCATTTCCTTTAAATCTCTGTTCAAAGCTTCCTTTGTAACCCAGAAATCATAACCAACTGCGTTAGGATCTTTAGTTTCTTGGATAAAGTCCCTTTTTTTATTGTAGTACTCTGCTTCTGCTCTAGAAATCTTAGCCATACCACGAATATAAGCTTCTGCGTCTTCGTTACTTAGGTTGTTAGGATCAACACTAGAGTCTAAAGCAAGAGCAACGTCTCTGTCTGAAGCAGGTCCAGCAGGAAGTAGTTCTAAAGCACCAGACATGCGTATTTCATTAATCCTTTTACGGTGTACCGTTGCTTGACCAGCAACACCGAAACTTTCTTCTACGCTCGACAAAGTTTTTCCAAAAACACCTCTTTCGTAAAACTCCCTATTTCCTGCTGCCGTAGCTAAGTCGTCATAAAGCCTGGCGTTTGCTTCAGCATCTCTTCCCTTTTCTCTAGCCTCTTTAAGTAATTCAGAACCCCATTTAGTATCTAAACCTAAATCTACTTCGTCGCCTTTTTTATCGTCTACTTTAGTTGGGCCTATCGCCTCTTTAACAATTTTACCTTCATCATCTCTAGAAATAGCGTAGTCTATATTCATTTCTTTAGTAGTATCATACAGAGATACAATTGTAGGCTTAGCTGGAGTTCCTTTTTTAACAGTAGGTCTAATAGCTTCGTAAATATCTCTGGCTTCTTTAGGACTTATTTTGTAAAACGAAGCTTCACGTAAGAATGACCTTCTGTCTTTAGGGTTTTCATCAATGTCAAAATCAGGAATTGAAATTAAAGCAGTAAGTGCTTCGACACCTTCATCTCTTTTACCCTTAAGCGTTTCTGCTTCAGTACGTGTTCTAGTAGCTCTACCACGCTCTTGTGCAGCCGCTATTTGCTCAGGTGTAGCACCCAAGCCAACAAGAGAACCAATAGCGTCTTGTGTGTCAGCACCTTCAGCTACTGCCTGTTCCATACCAAACAGACCGCCAGTAATACCACGTTGAGTTTGCTCACGCTGCTCCTTCATGCGTTGTGACGCACTTGTCATAGCAGGACCAGCTGCAGCAGCTCTGCCTACTTGATATAGGTTCTGACCAAATGCAGGTTGCATAAGACCCTGTAGTAATCCTTGTGAAAACCTAGCCATCTTAACCTCCTATACCTAGTAGTTCAAAGAAGGGGTTAACAATCTCAGTTACACCACCGCCCATACCAACTGATTGTGGTGTCAACAGCCCTGACAAGAGACCTGTACCAAGTTGACCATAAAGGTTAGCTTGTCCAAGACCTGAACCAAGCAGTGCCTCAAGTCCACCCATTTCTGCTTCACCAAACAAACCAGCGCCGTACAGCTGACCACGTTGTGCCATCTGTGCAGCTGGTAGACCTGCTTGTAGGACGTTCAATGCTTGCGCTTGAGGTGTATAACCAGCACCCATGAACTGACCGCCTAGTTGCGCCTGTTGCATCTGCTCTTGCTGTGCCTGTTGCATAGCACTAAGCATAGCCTGGTTACGTGACTCTTCTTGAGCCTTAGCCAAAGCAAACTGCTCAGGAGCGCCTCCGAACTGCGCTGTACGCAAACCTAAGCGTCCTTGTGAAGCTAGACGCTCTTCAGTAGCAAGCCTCTGACGCTCCTCTTCAGGACGTTGTGCTTGCCTAATGCGCTCAAACACGGCTTGCTCACGTTCCTGCGTAGGTTGCATAGCTTGACCATAGAACTGACCAGCACCTCCAAACATCTGTTGTTGGAATGCTTGTTCTTGAGGAGACAAACCTACAGTAAGACCGCCTTCAGGAGTAGTACTTAATGCTCCTCCTGTTCCTGTCGTTACTGTAAAGGGACGGAAGCGTGACTGCTCCATTCCTGTCTCAGCAAGCTCACTAGATTCCCTACGCGCTTGTTCACCTATGTCACCTAGACGATCGTAAGCTTTACCCGTGAGTAAGCCACCAGCACCTAGAGCACTTAAACCCAATAATTGTTCTAAAGTCATAGTAATTTACCCATTAAAGCCATTACGTTAATCTCCTGTAGTGACAGCTGTGAGCCGTCAATCTCCGCTTCTAAACCTACAACAACACTAGTTCCGTAGCCTGTTGCATTTAAACTTCTTTGGTTGGTCAAAGCACCACCTGTGAATTCCACAACGGTGTACTCACTCTCACCGAAGAAACCAGTAACTTGGTCTCCTACTGTAAACTCTGCTGTTGAGTAAGTACCTTTAAAGTCATAAGCCCACTTCATGAATACTGTTGCGTTGTTAGCACCTACTAACGTCGGCTTAAGCTTCTTAAGAATCTTTATTCTAGAGGCGTCACCAAATGTCAAACTTGGGCTGTAGTATTTAAAGCGGTAGCCTAATCCATTATCTTGGTAGCCAGTGTACTGACTGATACCGGAAGAAGTACCTATGTTAAAATCACCGTTGTCTAAACGCGTGTAACAAGCAAAGCCTGTAGACGGCCACCGTGTAACACGATAGGAACCATTCTCTGTTGTTCCTCTTACGTCAAAACAATAAGTGTTGTCCTGACCTACAAAAGTTAGTAAATAGAAACCTTCTTCAGGGCTATAAGCAGACCTAAAGAATGAAGTTTCTGTCTGCAGTGCACTAATTATGTCCTTAGTAATGTTTCCTGACAGACTACTAACCGGCATAGACTTTTGTTGTATTGTGCGTCCAAAGCTCTTTAAACCCGTGTGTGACAAGAACAACACGTCAGTACCTGTATACTGCACAGTGTCTCTGTCTACACAACCAACGCCAGCTACAGTGTCAGCCAGTGACATAGTTGCGGGTGCTTCTGCACCTTGGTAAACAACAATGCTACGCTTACCAAAAATAATTAAGAAACCGTTGTGCGCCGCTAACGCTACAATTTCGTCATAGCCGTCAGGCCATACCTTAGAAATATCAATAGAGCCGCTAGTGCCGCCAGAGTAGTCATGGCCTATTAACAAGTCAGACCAGTAAACAACAGAAGGGTTAGTACTTAAGCCCGTTACCCAAAGTCGTCCATAAGCGGCCAACACTTCGTTACCTTGTACAACACCAGCCGCACCAGAAACACTGCTTAGTGTTACTACAGAAGTACCGTCGTATACTAAAGGTGCGTGAGAAGCTTGAAACAAGTAAGCCTTGTCATTAAAGTTAACAATCTTCCAGTTGTCCGCAGTGATTGTATAGCCACCAGGTGTAGCATCTGTAAGAGTAGTAGTGCCTGTAAATACCTTATTGTTACCTGCAGACAAAACAACGTTACTACCACTACTTTTTTCAAACTCATGTAATGCCCTGATTGTTCCAGAGCCTAAAGCTGTCTTGTTGGTTGTAATAACACTATGACCCTTACGTGCCGCAATACGACCACGTTTGTCAATCACAGCATTGTCTGCAATCTCTGCAAACGACGGATCTTGAGCAAGTGGCGAGTCCTCAGTGTTAATACCTTTGAACGCTGGCGCTACAAGATTGATACTCTTTAGTTCTTGAGCCATATCAGATAGTCCTAAAGTACATCTCTTCTGGATGCTTGGCTGCGTCTATTGCAATAGCATCAGACAGATACCTATCAGCAATACCAAAGTACTCAGCAGTAGAAGTTCCTCCTGTCTCACCACGTTCACGAGCTAACAAAGCAATAGCAAGGTGTACTACAGGTTGCGAAGGTATCAGCAACGTGTCAGTATTAGCACTCAAGTCACCTTGTCGTTTAACCACGTCAAACCGCAAGCTGTATACACCGTCTGGTGTTGGCCCTACGAGAACTTGCGTGTCACTACTAGCGTCTAAACCGCTGTACGTGTAGTACATAGGTGCGCCCGTAGAAGCACTATTGATATACAACTGCTCGTTAAACCAGTCTTTACTTTGGTACTGCATAAAGACGTTACTAGTGTCGTTAAGCACACACATGACCTTTACGTTGTCACCACAGTCAGTCAATGAGTACGTGTTGTCATCAGCTGTAGTAGAAACAGTAATAGTGCTTCTCAAGGCAGACCAGTCGTTGGATTCCTCTACTAACTTCTTAGCGTCGTTAATAAAGTCACCAACCATTTTATTGTAAGTAGTACTAGTAACTGACGTGGTTTCTTCTTCACGTAACCTACGTAGCACACTGTTCATAAGGTTTAAATATGTCATCCAATATATTCCTTAAACAAACTGCTTGTTATTGAACCTGGTAATTCCTCTAAAGAGGCTACGTAGTCAACTTGAGGTGCTTGACCTATTTCTTCCAAAGTAGGTAACTCGTAATTAATGCCTGACATAAAGGGACTAAAGTCAGTCTTCTTAGGAGCAGTAGTCATCATTCCTGTACCACTTCCAACACCAGGTCCAATGCCGTCACCAGTACCAGTCCCTGTTCCAGCACCTGAACCACCTCCAGTTCCAGAACCGTCACCTACACCTGTTCCAGTACCAGTACCGTCTCCTGTACCGTCTCCGGTTCCAGTAGTGTCCTTACCTTGTGTTTCTGCATCCTTACGTTCTTGCTCAGAAGACTCAAGATCTTTCTCTAGCTGTTCGTCAGCAGCATCTTTAGTTGTTTGTTCAGCATCCTTAGCTCCTACCTCAGCACCCGTGTCTTTCTGAGCATTCTCGTCCTTAGTAGCTTCCTCAGCAGCCTGTTGTTCCTTAG